CAGCAACTTTGTTCTTTCTTAAAAAAGAAGAGGACAAAAAAACTAAGAAAGAAAAAACAACTAGAAGATACTTTACAGTATTTAATATTAAAGATGTTTTTAAAACAGTAGAACTTAACCAAAAGGCAGCTGCATAAGCTGCCTTTTTTAATAGGAAATAAAATGAAACCAGTATTAATAACAATATTAGAAGAGGCTAAAAGAAAAAAAGTGATGTTTAGATATTCTGCTTATGATCGCTATAGCGTTGGAGATCATGAAGATATAGATGAATGGGGGTATGACATAAAAAGAGTCATAGAAATGTTAAATGGCTTCTCTGGTGGGCATGTTGAATTTCTACAAGCTAAACATGTAAACAAAGATAATAAAAAGATTGTAAACATAAAAAGACTAAAATCAGACTTACAAGACTCTTACTGGCAGGAGCTAGAAAAAAATCCTTCAGTAAGTTATAGCTGTGAGCCTGAATTTGAGCAATATGGAATAACAATAGGTGAAGGAGATTTAGAAAACATAACCAGTATTGATGAAGAAGAAGCTGCTGGATATTTATTTGAATGTGATGGCTATTTGGAATATGAGTTTCAGAATATAACTGGAAGCATACAAGACTCACCCATTACACACGAATATCAAAGTGAAGAGCTTAAAAAAGTCTTTGACATTCATGCAATTAATAACCAATGGCTTGGTGATTTGGAAGACCTTGTTTATCAAACTATGAGTTAATTATTACAATATAAAAACGCTTTAACAAGCAAGGAGAATAAAATGAAAAAAATAACTGGAATACTAATTGACCCAATAGACTGCTCAACGAGTTATGTTGATATTGATGATACATTAAAATCTTTTTATAGAATACTTGATTGCAGTCTAATAGATGCAATACAAATAGGTTTAGATACTGTGATGTATTTTGATGATGAAGGTAAAATGAAAAATGACCAAAGGTATTTTAAATTTAATGTTGCTAATCCAATAGCCTACTGTGGAAAATGTTTAGTTATAGGCTCTAATGAAGATGGTGGAAATGAAAGTGTTGATATAGATATTGATGCTTTAACAAAACAAATTAAATGGTTGCCTGAAGGTTATTCAGAAGAACCTTATATGGAGTTTATACCATATAATTAATAATTATCACATATCCCTTTCATCTGCATATACGATTACACATCTACAGTTTATAACATTAGCTGCACCACCTCTTGAATCACCTGCAAATCCCATTGGCACACCGCCAACTGTAAAGTCTTCGTCCATATCTACTATTTGACCACTAGCTGCAGCGTGAGTTGATCTTGTTCTACCATCATTGGTTGCAACCCATTTCTTTAACATCTTCATACCTAAATCTTCTTGTACTGTCTTATGGTACGAATGATTTGCAAAAGAAGCTGCACTATGGGTTTCTGTTCTTGCAATCAGTGCTGCTCTTGCTCTGCTTATTGGTAAAAACTTATCTGATACAAGTTTTGCTATTTGTGGAAGTGTAAGATTATCTGCTCTGCCTTGTTCTATGATCTTTGATATTCTATTAGCCATACGAACACTAATACCAGTTAATATTAATTGTCTTGATGTAAAATATTCATTCACTACATTTTCAAAATCAACACTACGACCAAACACTATTGCTTCTTGTTTAAAATTATCTTCATATTTATTTTCATTAAAATCATAAATAGCTTTAAACACTCTACGATAGTGCGATTGAATTAATGGTATAAAATCTTCATTAAGTATTTGTACTGCTGTTGCTTCCTGATAAATACCAAACTCTTTGAATAGATGCATTTGCACTCTTACAAACTTTCTAAATAAAGAATTTAGTCTTTTAAAAAATCTTTTCTCTAAGTTGTTACGAAGTATCAGTTGTTGTCTTATCTCATTGCGTTCAGATATTCTTCTCTGTCTAAGACTTCTTATGCGTTTATGTTGGATTGCCTGACTCACAAGAAAAATTTTACAAAACTTACAAGTCAGGTCTTAGAGGTAAGTGGGTGTCCTTTTGGAAATAAATCTTGGTCATGTTTGCCACCTTGAAATCTACCTGTTCTTAAAGCAAATATATAGCTATTAACACGTGCATATGCCCACTGGTCAGGACCACTAACATTCGGTCTGACACTTGCAGGGTTATTTCTGTATGCTCCAACACCTCTACGAAAGACTGCTTCTAACATTCGCAAAGTTGCTCTTTTCTTTGGATTATCGCCATACTTTTCATTATGCTTATCAACTTTTTTCTTCAAGGCTTCTTTTACTTTGGCAGAAACTTGTTTTTGATCTTCAACTACAGATATATGTTTATCATCATCTTTTGGTTCAAAATCTTCTAACTCTTTTCTGCCTTCAAGCTTTTTTGTGAGTTCAAGTATGACATCTTTCATACCCTGTTCACCTAAGTTGCCAATCACACCCCACTTAATTTGTGCTACTACACCTGCAACATTAGATAGATTTGGTTCTTTACTACCACTTCTAAATGCTTGTCCATCTCTAAAATGTCTAGCTGCCCATGCTTCTCTTTCTTTTATCCACTTTAGTACAGCAGGTGATTCAGAACCATCTCTTGCTCTACCCCATAACATATAAGCTTCATTACCTCTAATATTGCCACCTGCTTTCCATATTTGTTTACCCACACCTTCGTTTTTTAAATTAGTAGCAAAAGTATAACTAAATTGTGGGTATGCACTATTTCTTAAAGAAATCTTTTTGTTATCACCTTTTTTTGGGAAATTAGTTAAATCATTCTTTTCTTCTTCCATCATAAAGTCATCATCAAAGTCATCATCATACTCTTTTAAATCTTCTTCATTAATTGGATCATCAGGTTTATCTACACCTTCATCTGTTAAAGGGAATAGTGTTGCTGATATATAAAGATCATCTGCACCATCTACAGGTTGTAATCCTATAATCTCTCTAGCTTCGTTTCTTGTCATAATGCCTTCACGAACTGCTGATGTGACATTCTCATAAGTCTTCTTTTTTCTCTCTGCAAGTGCAGGTATAGAATCTATATCAAATTCAAGTCTGAGCCTATCGTCAAACATAGGAACTAACCACTCATTAAGATCAGAAGATATTTTTCTTAAATGTGGAATAATTGTTTCTTCATATAAAGCAAGTCTTGCTTCTGCTACATTAGCGTAAGTTTGTGCATCAGGTACTCCTACTAATTGACTAGGTACACCGAAACATAAAGCAATATCTGTAGTTGCCATGTTTTTTAATCTATGGAAATCCATATCTTTAGGACTAAGACCCATTTCTTTCCAGTCAAAATCTCCTTCAAGTAGCATAGGTCTTCCTGCATTACCAGAACCACTAAATCTATTATTTAAGTCTGTTAATAATTGTTGTCTTTGTGATTCAGTAAGATTTACTGCAAACCCAGCATCATCCTGTGGTTTAAATATAACAGCACCACTAGGTCTTGCACCATTTTGTAATAGATTAATATTATGTTTACTAGACATATTAAATTGGTCTACTTCAACAGCAGCGGCACTCATTGGTGATAAACCATAATAATCATCCAAAGGATTCCAAAGCTTTACATGTTTAACTTCGCTAAAACCATTTTCTTGATCTACTTCATAAGTTTGTTGTATTGTGCCATTAATTATATATTCATACTTATCAGGAATGGCATTACCATTACCTTTAATATTTATACGATCAGGTCTTAATTGATGCAGTTCTTTAGGAGTTCCAGTTATACCGCCTACTTTAAGTATGTAAGCATTACCACTTAGTAACACATAACCAAAAAGACTGTTAAAAAATTCACTGTATGATTGAAGTGGGTTTGGTCTATTAAGTAAATCAATTAAGGGGTGTTGTTCAACAATTTGCTCTCCTGCTTTAATAACAAAAGGAACAGCACTTGCACCTTTGCTGATTTCATTAACACATCTATATACAATAGCATTTTTTAAATAACCTTCTTTTGCTAAATCTTGATACTTATAAGTTTTAGCATCTTGTGTACCGACACCAAAGTAACCCATCATATTGGAATTTTTTTGTGCGTTAGGTTTTATGTTTAAAACTCTTTGAAAAAATGTTTGTTCTGCCATCAGCTTATTCTCCAGTTTACTTGTCCTTTAGACTTGCTTAGTTCAGTTAATCCCCATACTAAAGCATCTAGTCTATCAGGTGAACTATTTGTTTCGCCAGTATAACTGCACATTTGCTGTTCTAACTCTGAAAAGACATCCATATGATGCACTCTTCTTTGTTCATACAAAGCTGCTATTGGTTCTGCTCTTAGAATTTTACCTCTTGTTGCTCTTACACTTCTATAAGAAACATTGTTATCTATGTTTCTAATAAGCCTTTCAACCAAATCGCCACCATTGTTCACTTCAGCTACTATTCTATCAGCTTCCCATTCATAGAAAGCATTAATAGCTATTCTACCCCATTTATCAGGCGGATGTCTTCCTGATAAGTCTTCTAAGACATAATAATGATTATTAAAGTCTTTGCCTACCACTACTATACCTGTTTCATCAGAATTTGCATTAGCTGTAACCGCAGGATCAATCGCTACTATAATTTGTTGTAAGTCTTTATCTTCGTTGTCTCTAGCTTCATCAATTAATTGAGGTGTCCATAAAGCACCTTCAAATGCTTCTATTATTTCTGCATATAATTCTTGCCTACCTAGATTAGTTCCTTCATATCTTTCTCTTAACATTTTTAATGCTGATTTTGCTAGATTAGCTTCATTCTCAAATGTACTACCTGTGGTAACATGACAATCAGCTCTATCTACTAAATCTTTTATAAGTTTATTCGGTTTCGGAGTTGTTGTTATAACGCATTGTGGGTTCTCACCCAATCTGAGACCAAACATTAACTGGTCAAAGGCTTCTGGGTAACGCCAAGAAGCAATTTCATCGCACCATGCTCTATGATATTGTGGTCCTCTTAATCTATCAGGTTCTTGTGCTGCATAGCCTGTTATCTTAGACCCATTCCACAATCTAATTTCAGATACACTTGATGAATAACCTTTTTGGTCATTTGATTTTAAAAAACATTCTTTTGGTATAACGCTTAACAAACCACTCTCACCACCAAAGCAAACTCTTCTAAGGTCTCCATGTGTAGGAGCTACAACCGCACAATTAACATTAGGATTACGCATAGCATATAAAGCTATGTCTTCAGCACCGCATCTAGTTTTGCCAAATCCTCTTCCTGCCATTACAAGCCATATTAAATATTCACCATCAGGTGCTAATTGTTTTTTTCGTGCTGTTTTTAGCCAATCAGTGTAATGAGTCGCTGTCGCTTGTAAGGCGTTGTTTTTTAACTGAGTCCAGTAACTCCATAACTGATTTGAATGCGTCTGCTTCTTTAATTGTTGAATGGACATTTATATTCTCTGTTATTTCTCCCATTGAAATCTTACCTAATTTCTGTGCTGATAATAAAGCATTTGTTAAAGCTAAGAACTGATTAGGAGCAAATGGTTTAGCACCTTTATTCATAGCATCTTCATTTAGTGTCAAATAATAAGATACCTGATTTATAAGATCGTTAGCTTTTGCTAATAATCTATCATCAAACTTGACTGAATCTTTTGCTATTTTTTTTTGTCTTTCTTCATTAATCTTTTCTTGTAACTCAAGGTTATACTGTTCTCTTAAGGTTTTCCATGCTTCAGCTTGTGCAGCTCTATACATTGTTGCTGGTGCTACATTATGTTTTTTGATTAAATCTTCTATAGTGAAATGTTTAGTTTTACCTGACTTCAGTTCAACACCCTGTATAAATTCTGTCTTTATAACAGTTTTTAATTCTTCAGTTAATTTAGTTTTGGTTGATTTTTTAGTCATGTTATATCGGATATTATCATAAAATAATCCAAATCGTAAAACATTACATGAAAATAAATTACACCGAAATGGAATAATATGTTATAATGGGCATGTGACAACTATTTTTATAAATTGAAAAAGGAGAATAAAATGAAACAATCACAACAAAAAAGACCTAAATTTAAGGAGCTACCACTTCATAAAGAAGCAAGGAAGCCTAGACACTTGGTTAGGTTCTATAATAACCCCACAAGGGCTACCAGACTATCTCATGGGTATCATCATTTTCAGATAGGCAATGTTGGTTGGAAGTGGGTAAAGATAAGACATGCTTACTTGAATCCATTTGCACAGAATCAGTGGACTAAGATTAAAAGGTCTAAGTGGGATGAAATACAAAACTGTAAATCATTTGCTTTGTTACAAGTAGCATGAAAACAATAACATCAAAAAGGTTCGGCTCGTGGGAAATGAGAAAGAATGGTATAGAGCAACACAACATGAAATTCAAAGAGATGGTTGAGATGATTATGGAACATGGAAAAGCAAAAGGTGTTACAAGAAAACAAGCACTAGATGCTGCAAATGAAATGAAGCTAAGTGAGTGTTGGTATTCTAAGGATGGTAAATACAAGGTAGTCAAGAAGACTTTACACTACAAAGAAGGAGACCCAAATAATCTTATACACAGTTCCAGCTTTGATGGATCTGTGTGGTTAAGTATCAGAATTAATATGGGTGAAGATCACTTATCAGACTGGAGAGATTTCCAAGAGATAAAAAATGACCTTGTAGGCAAAGATAAATGTGCTGTGGAGATTTATCCGCCTGAAGGTAGAGTCCATGATACAGATAATGTATTTCATTTATGGGTCTTTCCTGAGAAACAAGACATTCCGATAGGTTGGATGAAGCGTGATGTCTCAGATAATGAAAGTCCAACACAAAGAAAGTTTAATTGATATTCCAAAGTGTATTGACACAAAAATATAATGGAAGTATCTTATTAAACCCAATAAAGAAAACAAAGAGAGGAAAGAATGTCTATAGAATGTCTAAACAAAGCCATCAAACTACAATTTAAAACACAAACACCAACTAAGCGATTAATTCTAATACTACTTGCTAATTACTGTGATGAAAAAAACAGTTGTTATCCATCATATGCACATATTGGAAAACTTGCTGGACTCAAAGATGTAAAACATATAGCTAGTATAATTAAAGAATTTGAACATCTTGGGTTTTTAAAAATAGAAAAAAGGTATAAAGAAAATGGTGGTAACTTATCAAATCGCTATCATTTGACCCTAGAGGGTGTACAGACCCCCCCCTACAGGTATGAAGACAAGGTGGGTATAGGTATAGAGACAACTAAGGTAGAGGGCTATACACCACCCAATACTAAAGACTATACTAAAGATAATATAAAAGATAATACTGAGTCTTCATATAAACCAAAAGATAAAGAAGATTTTATTCCATTATCTGATAAAGGGTTTGATACATTTTGGAATCTATACCCTAGAAAAGAAAACAAATTTCAAGCTAAGTTAAAATATTTTCAAGCAATTAAGACATATCAATCTGAAAAGTTGCAAGAGATGCTTCTTAGATACTTAAACGAGATTCAAGTTAAAAAGCTAGATAAGACATATATATGCCACGCTTCAACTTGGTTACATCAGAAACGCTTTTTAGATTACGAAGATTATGTGATGCAAGATACAGATCAGCGTAAAGAAAAATCAATAGCCAACTGGTATGATGATCTCAAGATAGGATAACTTATGAACCCATATAAAATAGAAGGTCCTGCATTAATCAGTTTTAGCGGTGGTAGAACATCAGGATTTATGTTGAATAATATTATAAAAGCACATGATGGTAAGTTGCCTGATGATATTCATGTAGTCTTTGCTAATACAGGAAAGGAAGCACCTGAGACATTAGATTTTGTTAAAGATGTATCTGATAAATGGGGAGTGCATATTAATTGGTTAGAACATTACTTTGGTGATGAAAGACCTAT